GTCAGCATTATATTCTACTGCATCTCTAATACAACCTTCAACAGTATCTGTGTTAAAGTAGTTTGTTGCTTCATCATAATCAGTTGGTGTTGCGATGACCACCCAGTCAGCATCTGAATATGCAGTCTTCTTATCCATGGTCGCCTTAAGTGATAACTTGCCTTCAGCTAGTTCATCCGATATATCTTTATCTTCAATGGTTGATACGCCAAGGTTAATTGAAGCTACTCTTAACTTATCAATGTCTAAAATTGTTACATCATGTTTCTTGGCAAACATTACTGCGTTAGCCATACCAACGTAACCCGAACCTACTACTGTTATTTTCATAAACTATTCCTATGTACAAATTCTAAGGCTCTTTCTGCCTCTTTATCTAATGGTCTTTTATTATACCAATTGCCTGTATCTAAATCTAATTCTCTACATAAGTAGGCGATTTCTTTAGAGGTAATTGGATACTTGTTACTTATAGCGTTACCGGCGAGTGCCACCATAATCTGATACATTTTATGATACCAGCCACTGCCTGTAATCGTTCTATATTCTTGTTCTAATTTCTTTGGAAAAAACGGACAGTCTTTATAACCAGTCCATGATACCTTAGTATTAGTTAGTGAAGATTTCATGTGAGCCATCATGGCCTCTTGCATCTTCTTAGGTAATTTATCAAAGAATGAATTCCCACTTTTTTCTATATACTCATGGCGAGACATAATATCATGGGGAGATATTGGCTCACCTTGTTTAGTAAAGATAAAGTTATGCGCATTAGCATACTTGCCAGGGATGTAATACATTCTTGATAAATCTTTGGTCTGGATATCACCCATTTCACCAAGTTCTTTGTTGAGGGCATACCAGAAGTGTTTAATATTGTCTTTGTTAACAAACTCTGTAAGGGGAAAGACAAGTCTAAACTTTGGCAAGTCTTTTGTGGATGAAGCAGTAGAGTAACAGATATAATGATAATCTTTACATTTCTTGTCCAAGAACTCTTGTAAGTCCTCGGTGCAATCATCTACATCTATGGCACACCAGCCACCCCAACCTTGTACATTATCATTCTTTCTTGTAGTACCAGCAGAATAAAAAGCAGGAGACATTAGTTCTGCAGACTTTTTATCTTTTCTGGGTTTCTCGGAAAGTCGATATAGTATTGTTTCAAAGTCTTTGAATGTGGGTAAATCTATACTCTTGTTAGTCTGAACATCAAAGAGTGATTCAAATAGTGTGCCTGATACTTTATCCATAATAGGTATATTATACTACATTTTAATCTGATTGTAAAGGGGTTTTTAAAATTAATTTTAAATTTTTATAGTCGGTGAAAAATCTTCGTTTGTGTTGTAACTTCCAACCCTTATGTGAACCTTCTACTAACTCAACAACTCTAAAGTTCTTAGGCCATACCTTAACAAATCTCTCATAGAGTTTGCGTCTCTTCTCTTTACTTTCCCAGTGGTTCATATTACCACCTTTTTGAGTCGCAGTACCAGGAGCATCAAATAGGATATGAGAGAAAGAAATTGTACACCACTTGTTTTCTAAGGCTGTGAGTGTATAATGCCAGTCCTCTACACCTGATAGATTTTCTGGCCAAGTAACATCAGCTTCATTCTTAATGAGAACACAGCTGTATGCGAGTTGGTTTACTTTAACTGGATATCTTTTACTAAAAGCAAATGCTGGACTTGTAAGGCCTGATATGGCAACATTAGAGAATAGACCAATTGTCTTTTCTACCACGGCCAAGGCATTGATACCTTTAACCACAACATTCTTATCATTCATTCTGATTCTAAACTTTTTAATATCATCATCCATTTGCCAGTGATATGTATCACCTTGGGCTTTAGAGTATTCTTTGATAAAGTTTCTGACATATGAAATGCCTCTATCGTTAGCTTCAATATTAACTAATATATCTTTATCGTGATATTTGGAATACTCTTCATAATCTTGAGGTTCAACAAACAACTTATATGGTATATTTTCTTCTAATAATGTTTTAGGAGTAAATGCACAATCTGCTCTTCCCTTACTTGGGACATATATAGGATGAGATACATCTGTATAATTTTCATGTTCTGATATAAGGTCAGAAACATATGTTACTATATCAAAGTCAGCTTCATCACTAAATAAAGGATTGTGCTCTACTATATATTTGTTTAAGTTTGTCATTATTCTACTAGAATATGTCCTTCGTCAATTACTTCGTCAACATCTGGGTTGCCATCAATTTGGTCTTCATGCATCCATCTAAGAAGCGAGTTCTTACTTTTGTCTGCAGGTGGATACCAAACACCTTTTGTTTTAGGTGTTACTGTTTGACCAATAAGTTCTGCAAATGCCAATAGGTCTTCTTCATTACGGAATCTTACCTTAATACATTTCCATGCCTCATTCTGCTTCTGGTCAAACTCTGGCATTGAATCCCACTGATGTGGTGTCTCTGCCTCTTCTTCTCCTGATAATACAAATAGACTTTCACCTTCGTAATTGATTTGTCTATCTTTGGTTGAATTATTTTTACTTGCCATTATACTGCCTCCTTCTTTAATCTGACTAGTTTAAGACCTTTATTGTCTGTTACCTTAGGTATATTTAGGTCTGGTTTGAGAGTTGGTTTTTCTTTTTGGAATATAGAGTAATCAATGTGGTGATGCCACCTACCCCACTTCCAAGTAACTTTAACACAATCTGGATGTTGTCGTCTTAATGATTCTGCAAACTCTCTTCTGTTATCAAAATCATCATTACCTTTACGATTGCCTTGGTCACCTGTTTGGTCAATGTTATATAACTCTTCCGTATTACCACCTTTCATTGTCATAGTAGTAATCTTACCACAATTAAAGTTGTTAAATAGGAAAGTATGATAACCAGCCTTCATAATTCTTAGAGATAAATCTGTATCTTCATTGAATCGGCCTCTCCACGCAAACTCTGGATAGATATCATTCGCCAATAAGATACATGAATATACCCTAGTGTTATGATAATATGGAGGTCGCTTGGTAGTCGCAGGTAGGAAATAACTATAGTTCATACCAGACATTTTAACATTTTCATATCGGTCGGTAAACTCTTCACACGCAGTGAAACAAGTACCATCTGTTACCTTAATCTTAGCATTCTTATGGAGTCTATACATATGTTGTATATTATCATCAAGAATCCAATGTCTTTCAGCACCAGTAGCACATGCATGTTCCCAAACAAAGTTACGGACTGGTATAGAACCTAGACCTAGATTAGTAAATGGAGTAACTAGAATATTGGCTGGGTCAATGACTGCCGCATAATCGTTATACTCTTGAGGTTCAATTACTATAGTATAAGGTGTGCCGTTTGCTTCTAGTGTCTTAACTGTTAGTCTAGTGTCAGCACGACCCTTTGATATAATATAGATTGGATATTTTGGTTGATTACCTGCCATTATTCCTCCTTGATAAAGATACCATCTACCATTTTACCTTTTCGGTCTTTGATATCATTATACGCCACTTCTAAACATCTATCGATAGTGAGATTATTTCTCATAGCAATATTAATTAATACTACCATACAATCTCCAATATCATCTGCGACATCTTTACCCTTACATACATTATCAGAAAGTTCACCGACTTCCTGAATCAGTTTACATACTTGGTCCTTATCTGTGGCTCCATCAATAAGATTTCTGTCTTGATGCCACTGGCCAATTTTCTGGACCAATTCACCTGTTCGAGCACTTGTATTCATTAGACTATGATATCCGTGTTTGGTGTAATTAAAGATGATTTAGGCTTAAGTTGTGCCTGAATCTGTTGTACTAATTCATCTAATGGGTCAGCAATAAACAGTACAAACTGCTTGTTGATTTTAAGACCATCTTTAGCATTCTTAGTATATGGCATGAATGGCATAAATGCAATCTTTCCTTCTCCGCCTGGGATTAGGACAAAGCCATTTTTAACGATAACAGAGTTATCACTTTCAGTGACATCTCCAATGATTTCTTCTCCTGATGAGATTCTTACTAGTTTCATATTATTTCCTTAGTGTGTTTATATGTTATATTATACTATACTTTTAACCAAAAGTAAAGTGTTTTATCCAAAAAAGTCCTCTAAACTTGAAGTTTCTTCGGTATTCCATCCAATCGCCTTGAAGATAGGTTCTATAGGGTCAAGGAATGTTTTTTGAAATTGTGTCTCGTAATCTATATAGGAATCCAATTCAAACTCTTTTGGGAGATACTGCATGAAGCCGATTACATTTTCTTTGATAGGATTGGGTGACTTGAGATATATAAATTTAATCTTCTCGCCATTCTTAATTGGCTGATACTTTTTGGTCAGACTTTTATTCTTTAACATTCTGTTATGGAGTAGAGCGGCACGAACATGCATTGGACAACCCTTCTTGTAAATGGTCTGCATATTTGAATACTCTGTAACATTACTAACGCCACGAGGGAATGCAATATCATGGGCTGGTAATGTTTGGAAGTAATCCTTGAATTGTAAGATAGCCTGTTGATTATCTTTCTCGGAACCCTTCATAATTACTTTGAACAATTCTTTAAGAGCATCTCGGCAAGGGGCAGGAGTTGAAGATTTAATAGCCTCGATACCCATGATTTTGAGTTTAGGTTCTTTGTATCGAACACCCTCGTTATCATGCACGTTTAGGATATATCTTTTCTTGGCTGTCCATATGGCACGGTCTGCAATGGCCTCTCTTTTCATAACCATACGATTATCGATGCCACCCATATGGTCAAACAGTTCTTGATATGCCTGACTAAGGACTGGTTCTAGTTTTTCACTAGCAACTTTATCAAGAAAGTCAACCGGATTGGATGGGTTAACCTGTTCGACCAATGGGCCAAGATTAACATAGAGCGAGTCTGTGTCAATGGCAATGATATAATCGGTATCTGTGTTCATGACTTTATTTAGGTATTTATTTAAAGCGACTTCTGCCCAACGGATAGTAAGCTGACCAGATAATGTAATTGCCTCTGCAATACGTTGGTCAAAGAAACGGAAGTACTTGTTACCCATAGCGCCATAGAGTGAGTTAAGTAGAATTTTAATAGCCATCTGTTGATTTTCTGCCACGGATATTTTACGTTCTATATCATAGAGTTTTTGTTTATCACCAGGAACTACCTTCTGTAATTCTTTCTGAGCCTCAATCATCTGTTTCTTGATTATGACACGTTCACTATATAAATCATCTACTAGGGTAGGCATCATGCCTTTCTTATCACTACTAAAGCATTGACCATTACCGCCTACAGCATGACCATCTCGGTCAAAGGTATACCCATCAAGTATCTTATCGATATTGATAGGAAGGACTTGGCCGTTTAAGATAGTTTCGGGCGACATATTATATTGCATAATGATTGACGGATAGAGAGAGTTAAGGTCAAACGATACCACGTGTTCGTGTAAACCAACTACTGGGTCTTTTACATATCCGCCAGGGTAATTAGTCTTAATCTTATTCTCGGAGAATGGCATTGCAATCTTTCGGTCATTGAGATATCTGTAAATAATAGTATCCCAGATTGCAGTAACTCCGAACGTGTCCGAATAGTTAACGCCACCTTTATATGCCATAGTCAACATAAGAGTGATAAGGCCCATCTTGTCTTCTAGTCTGTCAACCAACTCAACATCTTTGATATTATAATCAATAAACTTTTGGTGGTCATTTTTGTATAGACTATGGAGTGAGCCGTATTCTTCATATGACAGTTTCTTCTCGCCTAGAATAACGTGAGCAATATGATTAAGAGCATAAGATTCTTGGGCTGTGTAAGTATACTTCTGAAATAGTTCCATGTAATCTGCATGACCAATACCCTTGATATCAAAGATAGTCTGTTCTCTGTTCATTTTACGAGCAGTTCTTCTGTCTACCATACCCCAAGGAGAAAGCCTTTTAGGAGCATCATCACCAAGCATTCTGATAATACGATTTACAATGTATGGTATATCAAAGTACATAGTATTCCAGCCAGTAATAACATCAGGACATTGACTAGGTAGTGACCAGTGATTAATAAAATTATGTAATAGTGTAAGTTCTGATTCACATTTTACATAGACTACGCGGTGTGATTTCATATAAGATTGGTCTGTATCGAAATCTCCAAGACCCCACACATAATAAGTATTGTCAATATTGTTCTTCATCGCAATGGATATGATAGGGTGTTCTGCTTGTTCTGGTTCTGGGAAACCATCATCGGAAGCAACCTCGATATCAATAGAGGTTACGTTGATTAGGTTACGATTAAATTCTATCTCGCCAGGGAACTGGTCGTTGATAAACTGGGATATGTATCTGTCATTGCCATAGATTTCTCTACCAGCAGTATGCTTATTGATATCCATCCAGTCTTTAGCCTCACGCATAGAATCGAACTTGATAGGTGCACATGGATTACCATCGAGCGAAGTCCAATCTCCCTGCGGAGTATTTACGAATAAGGTGGGTTTGTATTTGATGCGCTTTGCAACTTTAGTGCCATTTTCATAGCCACGATAAAGTAACATATTCGCATATCGAGTTACATTTGTATAAAAATTCATATAGTCCAATCCATAATTAAATATAGTACTATTATACTACACTTCACGCATAATGTAAAGAGGTTTTTTAAAAAAGTTTGGGTGATACCCCCGAAGGATACCACCCTAGTTTTTAGTCAATGACCTTAAATCCCTGTCCAGGCTAACCAAATAATACTTGGGGCAATCATAAATGATACACCAATATATAAGGCTAGTTCTGCCATTTCTTTAAGGGCCAAAGACAAATCATCATGTTTGTGCATGATGTTGAGTAAAGTTCTCATTTTGTATCTCCAGTAGAAATTGTTTCAAATATCTACTAGGTTTCGCTGCTCACCGGAATCTATTCTTGAATAAATTCCTTCTTCTTTGATGCCCCAGCAGACCCTAAGTGAATCTTCCTAGGACGCCTCTCTTCTGGAACTTCAACTCTGGCATTCACCACAAGTATCCCATTCACAAGGTCGGCACCATCTATAACGACAAACTCGGAAAGACGGAAGTTCTTTTCGAATTTACGGGATGATATACCCTTATGTGCATATTCACGCTCATCATCTTCAGACTTTACACCTTTCACTAAAAGAATCCCGTCCTTTACTTCTACGGAAATATCTTCTTCCGAGAATCCAGCAACTGCAAGTTCAATGATAAAGTGTTCATCATCTACCTTAACAACGTTATGGGGTGGATAGTTATCTTGAGCTCTTCCAGCTGAGTGGATTCTTTCAAGTTCATTTAGTATAGGTTCAAATCCTATGAATAGTGAACGAGGCACGTTCATTGTATTTCTTACCATTTTAGTTTCCTCCTATGTATAGCAAGGTTAATATGTGGACCCGATTATTCAGCATCCACTATTATTTATACAGCACAAAATGTTAGTTTAAGATATTTCTCCAAACATTTTGTATTCTGTTTTGTTTCAATAATTCGTGTAACTTATTGAAAAAGTTATTTTGCGTTATCCTTTGCATTACTATTTCCTATATTGTATTTAGGACATAGTTGCCATTCTACCTTTTCTTTATAAGGAATGACTTTGATTTGTCTTAATGGAGCTACGTCCTTACTCTGCTCAGGATTTAGGACTGTGATAAGTCCCCAATCAGCAAGTAGAGTAGCTATTGTATTTCTTCTGTGCAAGTCATTTTCTATTAAGTTAGATGGTTTACCATCCAATAGAAACAACTCTTTAAAGTGAACAATAAAGTATCTGCCTTGTTTATGTAATATATGACAAGACTGATATAGCTTCTGGTCTTTGCGAGATGCTACACCGATACGTGTTAATGTTTCTCTAATCTTTAGAAAATCATCTGGTTCGTTGAGTGAGATTTCCAACATATCTGCTGGAGTCCAATTTTTAACTTCAATATTATTTTCGTTTTCCACCTTTATACATCCTTTTTTTCAATGTTTCCAACTGTTCATTATTTAGTAAGGATAGTACGGACTTAGCCTTTTCATTACTATATCCATAATATTCTTTGATAATTTCCAAATTAGAAACGGATTCTGGTTTGGCCCATTTGGACCACCTTTTCTGCTTCTTAATTATATTTATAAAAAAATCATATTGAAGCCGTGCATCCAGGTGATGGTTTACGTTCATTTCATTGGCATATAAAATGCAGTCTCGGAAGTTACCTAAGCCACGATTGACTATAAAGGAATTATACTCCTTCTCGGCGATATCATCTATCATTATGCCTTTCTTGTTATTAGTGATATCGTTTATATAATCAAAGGGATTCATCTCGAGCCTTCTTTAAAAATTGTTTAGCTTGGTCTTCTTTAACAAATGTTTTCTCAAAGATAACCACACTTTTGTCACTATACTTAACAACTCTATACTGCTTTTTAGTTCCAGCATAGTGTACTTCCACTATCTGCCATTTTGACCATTCATAACTATCTGTCATTTGAACGATACTCCAGCCATAATTTCAGTACAACATGCAACCATATTAATTTCATGGTCAGCAACGAAACTGTTTTTATATTGATAGTCAGCGAGAATAAGGACAAGCTGTGGGATACTTTGTGGTTCCACATACTCATACATATTGTCATATAACTTCCTAAAGAGAGCCGCAGGTTCTTGGTCAATGTTATCTGTAACCCATTGTCGCATCTTCTTAAAGTCTTTAGCTTTGAGTGCGGACATAAGACTACTGATAGACACTTCTGATAAAGAAACAAGGATGCCTGTATCTATGTGATTAGAAACAGAATACCTTTGTAACTCATTGAGAACTCTACGCCAGTCTGGCAGATATTTCATAATAAGTTCAGCCACTACAGCCTCTTCATATTCAACACCTTCTTGGGTTAAGATAGTACAGCACCTTTCTAGGAACTGCATACATAACTTAGGAGTGTCTTTCTTTGCAATGTTAAATTCTATAACAGAACAGCGAGAGTGTAGTGGGTCAATGATTCTGTTTTTAAAGTTACAGGTCATTATGAACCTACAGTTGTTACTGAATTCTTCAATGAATCCACGTAACGCGGGTTGGGTGGATTGGGGATTTAGATAATCTGCCTCATCTAAAATAACCACCTTGTATCCACCCTGTAATGATACTGTCGAAGCAAAGTGTTTAATCTTTGTTCTAAGTGTATCAATGTTGCCTTCTTCTGAACCATTAATGACTAGATAATCTAATCCTAGTGATTTACATAAAGCCTTAGCAACAGTTGTCTTACCGATACCCGCAGTACCAGTAAGAAGTAAATTTGGAATCTCGCCAGTATCAACGATTGTTTGAAATGTTTTCTTAATCGAAGTTGGTAAGATTGTGTCTTGTATTGTTTGTGGTCGGTATTTCTCTACCCATAGAAACTCATTGTTCATTGCATAATCTCCCAGCCAGTAACAGTATTAACTCTAAAGGAACGCCATGCTCCCTTGTCGATACACCACACAGCGATGTGGTCCGAATCTGGTGAAACACTTTCCAATATAGTACCGACTCCATTCTTACGCAAAATCTCTGGGTTTAGAGATGATTCCATAATTCGAATTTCGTTGGTAATGATTTTCTTAAAAGTGATATTGACTATCCCGTTTTGTAAGGCTGAGATAAGAGCCGAAACTTCAGTTTTGTTCATAATATAATCCTTGTAATAATAAAAATATGGGGGAGCCACCCCCACACTCATGGCTAGTTCGATTATGCCTCTTCAGCAGTAACCTCTTCAACTGATGGTTCTTCCACAGGAACTTGTCCTTCAGGAACTTCACCATCTTTTGGAGCCGCGGCATTTAGAAATGCAACAGTTCTATTTCTAAGACCACCTACGGCCTCTAGCTCTGAACCTTCAAAACCACCTCTTTTAGAACAGATATCAATAATCTGTACGAAAGTTGCGATGTCTTGTAGGGACAGTTGTGGAGCCTCTTGGCCCTCTGCACCTTGTGGTGCCATTACTTCTTCAGTCATTTTTTTCTCCTTTGCAAAGTAGACTAATTATGAGAGACCCGCCCAATGCAGCATCTTCTCGTATTATCCTCATAGTATTATGAGAATTCATTAAGTATTTATACACCATAAGTACTTGATTTTTCTAAAGCGATAAAATAATTTACAGGTAAATTAGTATTACGCCATTCGGAAATCAACTTAGATGAAATAAATACGTTATAATCGCCATCAACTAATTTCAGATTTGAAATGTTCATGACAAAGTTAAAGTTTGAACCAGATGTATTAGCACCTAGGTCAAGTTCATAAGTATTTGCGCTAGTATCTTTAGCATCGAATACTTTTACAATTACATTTTCACCGCCGACTATAGCCATATCGATATGACCTAGTACGTTAGCAGCCTTCTTAATCTTAGAGATTGTGTCAGCTGTAAAGTGAACTTCTACATCGGTTGAAGGCATTGTGATATCCTTCTCTGGAGTAGTAAGAATACTGGATGCGGCAAAGAAGTATTTTACCTTATTGGTATCATCTTTGAACAGTACAGCATTATCTTCAAACTGCAAAGTAGGTGAATCAATAAGACCATGAATTGATAAGAATTCATTAAGGTCGTAGATACCCATTTCAGCAGGGAAGTCCTCGGTGATATTTGCGATAGCCAAAATGTTCTTGGCCTCGGAAATAGTTTTTAGTTGTTGACCAGGTTTCAGAACCATGTTTGCATTGATAGTAGCAAAATTGGCGAGAAGAGCCTGGGTTTCATTTGATAGTTGCATTTGCATCTC